AGTTGAATTGGCACAAGACTTGAAGGCAATTCATGGTCTTGATGCAGAAGCAGAATTGGCCAACATTCTTTCACAAGAAATTCTTGCTGAAATCAACCGCGAAGTCATCCGCACCATCTACAAGGTGGCAAAGCCAGGTGCCGCTTCAACAGCTTCAGCAGGTACATTCGACCTTGACGTTGACTCAAACGGTCGTTGGTCAGTAGAACGCTTCAAGGGCTTGATGTTCCAAATCGAACGTGATGCCAACGTCATCGCACAAGAAACACGTCGCGGTCGCGGTAACTTCATCGTTTGCTCATCAGACGTTGCAGCAGCTCTAGCAATGGCTGGTAAGTTGGATTACACCCCAGCTCTTTCAGGCAACGATGGCATCTCATCAGATGACACAGGTAACACATTCGCAGGTACATTGAATGGCCGTTACAAGGTGTTCATCGACCCATACTCAGCAAACACCAACGCCGCATCACAATTCGTGATGGTTGGTTACAAGGGTTCAAATGCATATGACGCAGGTTTGTTCTACTGCCCATACGTTCCTCTCCAAATGGTTCGTGCAATTGATCCAAACACATTCCAACCTAAGATTGGATTCAAGACACGTTACGGCATGATTGCAAATCCATTCGTAACACAATCAGACGGTACAACAGACGCAGATACATTCACTGCTGACCGTAACCACTACTATCGTTTGTTCGCAGTAACAAACCTTCTATAATAGTAGTAGTTGAAAAACAAGGAAAGAGAGGCCGAAAGGTCTCTCTTTTTCCTTTTCTGTCATATAAATATTATAAACTCTACAGGATACACATATGACATCTCCTACACCCCCACAATGGGACATCAGACAACCAGATATGTTGGACTTTCTACGTCCAAATGGTTTCTATTTCCTGATTCAGAATCTTCCTCAGGTCACCTACTTCTGTCAGTCTGCTAACATTCCCAGTGTGAATCTAGGTTATGCTATACATCCCACACCTTTTGCTAACATTCCTAAGCCAGGTGAGAAAATTGAATATGGAGAACTTGCCATTAAATTTTTGATTCAAGAAACCATGAACAATTACATTGAATTGTACAACTGGTTGTTGGCATTAGGGTTTCCAGAATCTCGTACGCAATTCTCATCACGGTTTGGTACTGGGCCCAGAAACACAGATTTGAATGAATACAGTGATGCCACATTGTTGGCTTTGGATTCCAATTATGCACCAGTTGTGGAATTCTCATTCAAGGATTGTTTTCCTGTAGGGTTAACTGGTATTGAATTTGATGTGTCCACTGGTGACACTCAATACTTTGCTGCACAAGCTGTATTCAAATATCGCACATTCACTGTGACATCTCTGGCTTGACAAACATGGTGAAGTAGTTTATAATTGAAGGACTGTGAGGAGGTGTTATGAAACTACAAGATATCCAAACTATGTGGGCGGAAGATTGCAAAGTGGATCAGACCAATCTAGGTCGTGCTGCCGCTCGTGTTCCAGAATTGCATGCCAAATATTTAAATATGTTGAGTTCGGTTCGCCTACAATATCGTAAGGCTGAAGCCGATTATCTGCGCCTTCGTAAGTTGAAGTATCGCTACTATCGTGGTGAGCTTTCCAAAGAAGAATTAACGGAGCTGGGATGGGACCAGTATTTGAACAATCGTCCTTTGAAGAATGAAATGGATGAAGTGATGACCACGGATGATGACATCATTCAAAGCACTGACAAATTGGAATACATCAAGACCATTCTGTTTCAATTGGAGCAGATTTTGAAAAGCATCAACAGCAGAACCTGGGATGTGAAATCTGCCATTGAATGGTACAAGTTCACCAATGGTGGCTTGTGAGTACTGTTACGATAAATAAGAAAGATGAGGTGTATCTTCGGGTGGAGGCTGACCCGGATGTGCTTCTGGAAATGAATGATTTCTTCACATTCGCTGTTCCAGGTGCACAATTCACACCTCAGTATCGTGCCAAGCTGTGGGATGGAAAAATCCGATTGTTGAGTTTGTTCACCAAAGAACTGTATGTGGGTCTTGCCAATTATGTCGAAGAATTTTCTAAAAGAAACGGGTATGCATTTGTTAACAACTGTCATCCTATCCGTGACAACCATGATGTTACTGAATTTATTGATGGGCTGAATTACCATTCCAATGGTAAGCCGGTGAACATCCGAGATTACCAACGGAACGCAGTAGAAGAAGCCATATACAATAACAGAACTCTGCTGCTGTCCCCCACAGCCAGCGGCAAAAGCCTTATCATCTACACTCTGGTCAGATGGCATGAACAACAAGGTAGAAGGCAGCTCATCATCGTCCCCACCACATCATTGGTGGAACAATTGTATGGTGACTTTGCTGACTATGCCACATCATCTGATTGGAAAGTGTCCGAGCATTGCACTCGCATCTATTCTGGCAAGGAAAAAATCACCAACATACCTGTGGTGATTAGCACATGGCAAAGCATCTACAAGATGCCCAAGAGTTTCTTTGAAAACTTTGATGTGGTGTATGGTGATGAATGCCATCTGTTCAAGGCCAAATCCTTGACCTCCATCATGCACAAGTGCACCAAGGCGCCATTCAAGATTGGCACCACAGGCACATTGGATGGCACCAAGACACATCGTTTGGTGCTGGAAGGATTGTTTGGTGCTGTTCACAAGGTGACTACCACCAAGAAGCTGATGGACACCAATCAACTGGCGGATTTGAAAATTCGATGCATCACATTAGATTACACAGATGAAGAAAAACAATTGTGTAAGAAGTTCAACTATCAGGAAGAGTTGGATTGGTTGGTGACACATCCCAAGAGAAACAAGTTCATCAGAAATCTTGTCACGGACTTGAAGGGTAACACCTTGGTGTTGTATCAATACGTGGAGAAGCATGGCAAGCCTTTGTATGATTTAATCTCTGAAAAAATTGAAGAAGAACGTGATTTGTTTTTCGTGCATGGTGGAGTGGAGGCTGAGGAACGTGAACAGGTTCGTGCCTTGACTGAACAATCCTCAGATGCCATCATCTTGGCCTCATACGGCACGTTCTCTACAGGCATAAATATTAGAAACCTCCACAACATTGTGTTTGCCTCACCCACGAAATCTCGCATCAGAAATCTACAAAGTATTGGTCGAGGTCTTCGACTAGGTGAGCAAAAAGTGAGTTGCAAATTGTACGACATAGGTGACAACTTATCATGGAAGTCACACAAGAATTACACATTACTGCATCTAATTGAACGTGTGAAGATTTACAATGAAGAAGGTTTCGATTATAAACTTCTAACCGTACCGTTACATGCTTAGTCTCGACGATGGATATTTCAAAATTGTAAAGTTGAAAACTGGTGAAAACATTCTTTGTAACATGGAACGTGATGTGAAGTCCACGGCAGCAGAAACACATCTACAGATGAATGTTCCTGTGCAAGTGGTGCCAATGAAAGAAACCAGAAAGGGTAATCATATCATCGGTGAAAGTTTCATGTTGCGTCCTTGGATGGGGTTAAGTGATGCTGATGAGTTCACCATTAGCACGGATGTGGTGATGACCATCGGTGACATGAAGAAAGAAGTCAGAAAACAATATGTCACCTATGTGACACAAGCCAAAGAGACTCGACAAAGATTTCTGGAACAAGAAGAACGGTCAGAAGCAGCAGATGATTTACTGCGTGAAGTGAATAATGGAGATGTACACATCATTGACATTGATGAATATCATGGAGAATATTATGGCGAAGAAGAAGGAAGAGAGTAAACATTACATAGACAATAAGCAATTTCTAGCTGCTCTTATTGAATATAAAAAGGAAGTGAACCGCGCCAAGAAGAACAATGAAGAACGGCCCCAGGTTCCAGATTACATTGGTGATTGTTTCATCAAGATTGCCAATCATTTAGCTTACAAAAGCAATTTCATCAACTACAGCTTCCGAGAAGATATGATTCTGGATGCCATTGAGAATTGCCTCATCTACATGGACAACTTCGATCCCAAGAAGTCCAGCAATCCCTTTGCCTATTTCACACAAATCACCTATTACGCTTTTCTCCGCCGTATACAAAAGGAGAAGAAGCATCTTCAAACCAAATACCGATACATTGAATCACTGGACATTGAAGGCATCATTCGTCAGGCGCATGATGAAGGCAGTTATGATAATGGTTTCATTCGGTATTTGAAACAACAAGCAGACACAGCACAACAAGAGCTTCATGAAACCAAAAAAGACAAGAAGATGACCAGAAAGCCCAAGTATCTTCAAAAATTGGATGATGAGGTTTTGATTGATGAATCACAGCATCTGGATGTGTTGAGTGTGGAAGAAACGGTAGAAACAGGTGAAATTGATTACGAATAGAAGTTGACACGCTCCTAAATAATTGTTATCATACTATGTGACCTGTGAGGTGATTATGCGAGTTCGATATTCAGAAATTTTCTATTCCTTTCAAGGTGAAGCAGAACTGGCAGGCACGCCTGCCGTCTGGCTTCGCTTTTTTGGTTGTAATTTAAACTGTGAAGGATTTGGTCAAGCCAACCCTGCTGACCCAAGCACATACATTCTCCCGTACAAAGAATTCAATGTGGATTCTGTGAAAACGGTTGAGGAGCTTCCTGTGTGGAAGTATGGTTGTGATTCATCTTACTCATGGTCACAGCGTTACAAGCACCTGGCCAATGATGCCACACCCAAAGAAATTGCTGAACGATTAATTGAGGCTAACAAGTCACGGCATAATCCAGAAGGGCTGTTCACACATCCTGTAACTGGTCAAAACACCATGTTGTGTTTCACGGGTGGTGAACCCATGTTACAGCAAAAGGCCATGATGGCAATCCTTCGAGAATTGTCCATGATAGGTAATATGCCCAAGGTCATCACAGTGGAGACCAATGCCACAACATATTTGAGTGATGATTTACGACAATTTATTGCACAAGATTTTCGTCAGATGGGTGGTACTAGATGGCATTGGTCCATGAGTCCCAAGTTGTTCAATGTGTCTGGTGAAGAAAATGCTGTGATACCAGAAGTGATTCGGGATTACACGTTCAGTATGTCCACACACATCTTGAAGTTTGTGTGTAATGGTACAGAACAATGTTGGAAGGAACTTGACATGGAAATGGAACGTATTAGATTTCTATGTAGGCAATTCACACCCATGGTGTGGGTGATGCCGGTAGGTGCCACAAAAGATGCCCAAGAAGATGTAGGCATTGGTGACCTATGTATTGAAGCAATGAATCGTGGATACAACGTTGCCACACGAAATCATTGTTATGTCTTTGGCAACGTCATTGGGAGATAATATGAAATCACAGCAGCGATATAACGCAAACGCCATTCGCAATGCTTTGGGTAAGTGCGACCCAGAGTTGGGCCTGCGGGTCCATAAGCATCTTCAATCTCTTGGCGTGGAAACACCGACCATTCAGACCGGTGAATATGCTGACAAGAAGGTGAAGAAGATTGAAAAGCACTTCACAGCCATCATGGAAACACTTGGCATGGACTTGACTGATGATTCACTTCAGGATAGTCCAGCTCGTGTGTCCAAGATGTTTGTGAATGAATTGTTTTGGGGATTGGATCCTGCCATGTTCCCGAAGTGTACTGCCATTGAGAACAAGATGGGCTATGATGAGATGGTGTTGGAGAAGAACATTGGTGTCACATCATGCTGTGAACATCACTTCGTCACCATTCATGGGCATGCTCATGTGGCCTACATCCCGCGCAAGAAGGTGTTGGGGTTGAGCAAGTTGAATCGTGTGGTGGAATACTTCTCACGCCGTCCTCAGGTTCAGGAACGGTTGGCAGAACAAATCTATCACGCCTTGGCTTTCATTCTGGAAACAGATGATGTGGCTGTGGTGATTGACGCAGAACATTTCTGTGTGAAGGCACGTGGTGTGGAAGACCCACACTCCACAACCATCACTTCCAAGTTGGGTGGTGCCTTCAAGGCTGACCCAGCACTTCGTTCAGAGTTCATGAATCTGATTAAGTAATATGTCAATCAATGTGATGTTGGACTTGGAGACTATGAGTGTGGAGTCCAATGCGGCCATCTGTTCCATTGGTGCAGTGAAGTTTAGTCTTGAAGATGGTGTTCTAGACACTTTCTACTGCACCGTGGATGCTTCTGATTGCAAGAAACTGGGTCTGGACATTTCAGCAGATACCGTACGTTGGTG